ATACTTTACTATGCTTAATCTATCACAACATATAGACATGATTAAGCTTTACTGGGCACAATTGGCGTTAGCTGCATCCTTGCTTTTCTTTAACCGAATGGTTATTGTAGAATTTGGAGAGCTAACTTTCATTTGCACCCAAGAGTGTATGGGGATAGTTTACAACAGTGTGGAGCCAGTTTTGACACTGGCACGGGCTCAATTGAGCCCACTCGTCCTATTGGTTTTATTGATTCTTACATCCGTAACGATTTATACTATTCGCCGACAGCGCCGCATAGCTCTTGATAGAGCAGTTGCCGCTGTTGCAGCGTCTGGGGTTATGATTGAAGAATTCAATGAATCAAATGGATCGCTTATACAAGACGAGAAGGGTTATTTTTGCGAGTTGGTAATTGAAGAATCAGTTTACCGAATTCGCTTGGATGACGCTAGTGTCATGAAATTTGTAACGGCATCGTTGATACCTGTTGACAAACGAGCAGCTCCAGAGTCCCCCCCTAGGGGGGAACAGGAAATGTCAGTCAAAGGAAGTCACTACCGTTCCATGAATCGTGACCCCTCGGGTTTAGCCATCATTCATGATGCTCCCCAAGGTTCAGTTGATCTTGACGGCAACCAGTGGGGGACAGTTACAAGAGTCAAGCTTAACGGCACGACTTATTTGCTTACTGCTTCCCACGTGTTGATGTCATTGAAAACCTCGCCTAACATATATTTGCGGTCCAATGGCAAGGACTACCCGTTTTCGAAGGATTATCCCATTATTGGGTATTCTTCCGATGACAGCTTGGACATAGTCTTAGTGGAAGTCCCGCAGGAGTTCTGGTCTGGAATAGCTTTGAAAGCTCTTCCTATTGTTCCGAGATTAGCTCGGCGGTCAGTGATGACGTGTTTTACACCGACTCGCTATGGCCGGTGGTATAGATCGATGGCTAAACCGTTACGAGCGGATGGCGCTTATCGATTTCACCATGACGGGTCTACCGATTATGGAGCCAGTGGCGGCGCAATGTTGACTCAACAAGGCGTGGTTGCTGTACATACAGGTCGTGTGACGCGTCTTAAATGCAATATAGCAACAGCAGTAGGTTGCTTGACTAATGTAGTCGAGACACCAGTACCAGATCAACTTTTCAATGAAGCAGAGTATGATGCACGTCGCAAGTACGACGAGTATGAAGACTCGCATTTCATTTCAAAATCAGAACGTCGTCAATTTAAGTACAGCGAAGGCGTACAGTGCGAGGTCCCCTATGATGAGCTCACAGCTTGCCGTGACAACCCAGTCTGGCAGCCAGGAGATCCATGGGGAGACTCTTACCTTGATGACGACGAAGATGATTTTTATTATAATGAAGATCAGGGATATGAAATATGCAATACCGAAGGACAAGACCTCGAGGAATCGGGGCAGCCTGTCAAAATTGCACCGCAGCCTTTTCATTCAGGGACACCGCTTGTGTCCGAGAAAGAGAAAGCATCGCCGGGTATTTATGGGAAGAACCGAAGAAAGAACCGCATTCCGGGGACCAACTCGCATGGGTCGGTTCAACCGATTGCACCTTTAGAGGAGTCGTGGAGAAGCTCGAGAAGCCGTCCACGAGCGCCGAAAAGGATCTCGTCGTCGGTCTTTCCAAGTGGGGACCCCCGAAGCGAGGAGAAGAAGGACTCTTAGAGTCTCTCTTCTCCCAGGCAGCCGGACGCAAGAATGGCACGATACCCAGTCAACAACAACAAGACGAGCTTCGCAGGCGTTTGGTGGCAGATTATCACACCTCACTAGAACCAATGGGTTTTGGAGAGGAAATGGATTTTGCCGTCATTACGAAGCGGATTAATTGGCTTTTAGATAAGGCAGTGGTCCAGGATTCAAAACCTGGTATACCATATGCACGGAAGTATAGAGACAATGCTCATTTTATTAAAGAAGACCGGGAATTGATTATTGAATTAGTGATCGACCGGCTGAAGCGCCTAGCGCTTAGTGATCTGGAATCTGAAGACCCCGTACAATTAGTGCAAGAGGGTTTGGTGGATCCAGTGAGATTGTTTGTGAAGAATGAACCCCATTCAGAGCGAAAGCGACGTGAAAATCGCTGGCGCCTGATTTCGGGTGTGTCTCTCATAGACCAGTTGGTTGAAAGATTGTTGTTTAGTGCTCAGAACAAGACGGAAATCCAAACCTGGATGTCTCACCCCTCAGCCCCCGGGTTGGGACTCAGTGATGACAACCAGTTAGCGGACCTGTATCTTCGGATTCAGGCTCTTATCGGTGACGGCCAATCGGCTGAAGCAGATATTACCGGCTTTGACTGGTCAGTGAAAGCATGGGAACTGATGTTAGATGCAGATGTGAGATGTGATTTAATGAGTGCTTCGGCACTCACAAGACGATTGGTAAGGAACAGAGTGTTCTGCCTTTGTAGGACCGTATATGGCCTACCATCTGGACGTTTGCTCGCACAGACTGAACCCGGCGTTCAGCTCTCAGGTAGCTTTAACACTAGCTCTACAAATTCGCGCATCCGAGTGATGATCGCGTATTTTGTAGGTGCTCTGTGGGCAGTTGCCATGGGAGATGATTGCGTCGAGGATTTTGTTGATAACGCAGAGGCTAAGTATCTAGAGCTGGGGCATCCATGTAAGATGTACAACGCTCGAGATGCAGCTTCAGGATTTGAATTTTGTTCGCAGCTGTTTACAGAGTTAGGCGCCCATCCAGTGGATGGAACGAAAACCTTATACCGGCTATTGGAACAGAAGAAGATTACCCCCGAGCTGATTTACCAGTTCATGGGGGAGATGCGTAATCATCCTCGCTTAGACGAGTTTCAAGATTCATACAATCGAGTCATTGCAAGCTAGTGGAGCTCACCACAATAAACAGAGCGCTTCCAGGTAGGAAGTAAAATACACCGGGTTCTTAAACTTCAGTTCAAAACTGAGACCTATAGAGATGAAAGTTGGTAAACACCATCTAAGTAAGATATTATATATCGAGGTAAGTCTAATAAACTAGGCTTGAGTAATTTC